TCAGCCTTCGTCGTCTGGTCGAGCAGGATTGACATCAGGCGCCAGGCCAGGTCTTCGTATAGGCGGTGATGCGGACGGTCTGACCGCTGGTGATGCTCGCGTTGTCAATGACCATGTCTTCAGCGCCAGTGCCCACGCTGCCCTGCTCGTGCGCGGTTGTGCCGTCGCTTGAATAAATGCGGTAGTGCGCCGCGGTGCCGGTAGCCGATGCGGTGGTGGACACCGGCAGGCTGTTGAGCACCTTCGCGCCCGCAGACGCAGCGCCGCACCAGTCGGACGCCAGCGAGAACGTCGCCAGCACCGTGCCGCTGTCAGCCGTTGCGACGGTTGCAGGCTGTGCGCCAGTGCGGATCTTGATGACGGCAGATGTGCCGATAGCGGTTTCCCAGGCGTCTGCCTGAGCGTTGCGAACCGCCGCGCTGTACTGTCGAGCCATGCTTACTCCCTGGCGACGCCGATCACCCGGCCCGCTTCGTCCTTGATTACCCGTTTCGGGCGAGACAACTGATCGACCAGTGCGGCCATCAGTTGCAGTTGCTGCTGCTGAAGCTCGACCATCGTGCGAATGCCGATTGACAGCTCTGACGCTACGTCGAAGTCCTCGAATTCCTCGCCCTCAAGCGGCTGATCCTCGATCCCTTCGGGCATGTCCTGCGAGTCGTCCATCATTGGGGCACCACAGGCTTAGGACGCTTGCCACGCAGGACTGCAAGCGTTGTCTCGTTGCGAGCCGCCACGGCACCGATGCGGGCCTGCCTGATGGCACTGTCAGCGCGGATACGCTCGCTTGCGATGTCGCCCTCGATGTCCATCTGCGCTTTCTGGATCTCGGACTGCGCCTTGATGCGCGACTTCTCGATCTCGGCCTGAATTTGCATCTGCGTTTTCTCGCGCTCGGCCTGCAAGTCGGCTTGCGCCTTGACCTGCTCCATCTCTAGCGCCTGTTGCATCTGCTGCATCTGCTGGCCCATCTGCTGCAACTGGCCCTGCGCTTGCAGAAGTTGCTGCATCAGCACTTCGGGCGAGTCGGCCTTTTCGCCTTGCGACTCCATCTGCTGGATCTGCGGCGGCAGCATCGACTGGAATCGCCGGGCGATCTTGTCGCTCTCCGGGAAGTCCATCGACTTTGCAACCATGTCCATCACCAGCGGGCCGGCCTGCGGTGCGGATCGCATGAACTCGAGCAGGAATTGCGACATCTCTTCGCGCTTGCTGCTGAAGGACGGGCCGGTATCGACAACCAGGTCGTATTTGCCACGCGCCAGCTCGTAGACCTGCCCGTACTCGTCGGGCTGGCCGTTGACCTGCACATTCTCGACCGAGCCATCCTCGCCCAACACGCGCAGCATTCTCGGCTTGTTATAGACGGCGGGAATCAGGTCAATCAAGCAGCGCCCGGCGTATTTGATGGCACGCGACAAATTGTCGATGAAGTGAAAGGTTGAAACGTCGCCTTCGCGCTGCCGAGCCATGATTGCGCGGCCCGATGTTTCGTTGCTCCGAGCGCCTAGGGATGCGTCGTAAATCCCCAAGATCGCCTTCATGTCGTCCGACGAATTCAGCGCCTCCTGAAGCGCCCCAGCGGGCACGCCTGCAAACGGTTGGCGCTGCGGTGGCACGCCGCCTTCGTATTCCAAATAAGGATGGCTTTTGGTGTTAGCCGACTGCCACTTCGGGTCGCCATCGAAAGCGCCACGCGGGCCGATGAACGGTGCTTTAGGCGCGAGTGCGACAAGCTCGGTGCTTGCAGTGCGCCAGAAGTTGAACATCGACTGCGAGTCGCGGGCATCGCGTATCAGGCTGCGGAAATACCGCTTGCCCTGCACATTCACTTCGTCACCGTAGACGGGCACGATGGGAATGTACTTACCCGGCCACGAATTCTTCTCCAGCACCTCGGTGCCGGTCATCAGCGTCTGCGTGACGCGATAGCACCGTGTATCGCGCTCGCCGACCACCGTCACGCCCTGCGCGAGCCAAAGCGCCTGGTGCTGCTTGTACTGGTCTGCGCTAATCACCTGTCCATTGCTAAGCGCAACAATGGGCTTCAGATATTCTTCGCGGTCCCAATACTCCGCGATCCGCACAGAGTCCTCGGTGAGCCACAGCAAGTCTTTGTCATCGCCATCAGCCGACCAGTCGCTTGCCTGCGTTTCCTTGCCGTATCTCGCGTGGAAATCTTCGGTCGAAAGCATCTCGGTGACGAAGCCAAAGCGCCAATCGCTTGCATCAGCCGCTTGCGACATTGGGTCGGCGTAGACGGTGAATGCGTTGGCGACGCGCTCGATGCAGATGTCGAGATCGAAAGTATCGTCGTGCGCGTAGTCGGTCTTGATGCGGAAATAACCGACGCCCGTGTAAACGGCCGACTCTAAAGCGGTATCGTAGGCAACGTCCGCATTGCTCGACTGCTCGATATTGCGGATCAGGCCGGTGTAAATCTCGGCGGTTTTCAGGTCGGCGTTGCTGTCAGCAGGGCGAATGCGGATCGCGGGCTTGTTCTGCCTCGCGTCGTTGACAACCTGCCGAGCGAAGGCGGGCAAGCGGTTGATCGTGAGACAGGGACGGCCCTCTAGCTCGCGCTGCCTGCGAACAGCGGCGGGCCATTGGTCACCCATACGGGCGAACATAAGGTCATCGAGCTGCGCCTCGCGGTTCTCGGACTCCGAGTCGTGCGCGAGCCTGAATCGCTCCTTCGCATCGGCAATCGTGTCTTTGTCCGACATTAGCTCATCCAAGATGTTTGCTCGTCGCGTGGTGGGCGGCGAACGTGCGGTTCTTCGTAGGCCACGCACATCAGCCCAAAGGCGTCTGCGCCGTGACTCGACCAGTCGTGATCCGGGCCTAGCCCGATGTTTCGCGCTTCGTCTTTCTTTTCGTGATACCAGCCCAGCGCATCGCGCCCCGGCTCGGTCGGTGTGTCGTTAAACCAGATGCTCGGAAACAAGCGGCGTGCGGCTTCGATGCGGGCCTTTGCAGCGCCCTTGCCCTGGTTAGGCACAACCGTGACCTTGTAGAGCGCATCTTTTAGCGCAGACGCATAGCTAACGTCAAACACCTTGTCCTGCGTGTCGCCGTCATGCGGTAACCACCACTGGCAGCGGTCAGGCGTATAGCCCTTGCTTCGCATCCACGCTAAATGCGTGGCAAGCGGCTGGCCCTGCGCTTCGTAGTAGTCCAGCACCCGGATCTCTTTACCGACGAACTGCGCGATCCAGATCGTAAATGCGTCCGCTCGAGCGCCTGTGCCGCCGATGTCGGCGAATGCTCGCAGCGTAAGCAACGGATCGGCAGCGACCCGGCCAATGCGGCCTTCCTGCTTTGCAAGCGCAAGCGATGCGGCGTAGTACGCGCCTTCTAGGACGGTTGCGTAAGCACCCTGCCAGACATGCTCGTACTGCTCTGGCTGGAGACGCAGACAGTCCAGGCGCTCCTGCTCAAGCACCGCCGGAAACTTCGGATTGTCCTTCCAGTTTGCGTTGACGACCGCAGCGCCAGTCGGCAGCATCTCACCACGCAACAAGGCGTCAACCGCGTCTGACTTCCTGCGCGGATTCCAGCCAAACCACAGCTCGGAGCCTTCCAGTCGAATCGTCGGGCGCAGCAGTTGCAGCGATCTGGCCGACAGCGATTGCGCCTCTTCGACCCACGCGATGCGGTAGCCCTCCAGCGACTTGATGCTGTCCGCTGTGTGATCCTGCATCCCGGTGAATGTGATGACGCCATCGCCTGGCGTCTGGATCACTTCGTTGAAGACCTTGAACCCGTGCCCGGTGGATACGCCGAGCGTGCGCAGCTTGTCTTCGATCAGACGCTTACTCGATTCCTTCAGCGTCTTCTGCACCTCGCGGATGCTGACAGCGCGGGTGCCTTTGGTTGCTAGGCATTCCTCGACCAGCAGCTCGGCAAAGAAGTGCGACTTGCCAGAGCCTCGACCACCCCACGCGCCTTTATACCGAGCAGGCGCAAGTAGCGGCTCAAATACCTCGGCGGTGTCAATCTGAAGCGTTGCCACGCACGATCCGGCGCTCAATCAGCGTGATCGGAATCTCGCCGTTATCGCCTGAGCCTTCGATACTCACCGCCGATAAATCGGGCAGCGATTTACGCAAAAGAATCTCGATTGCCTTTAGCTGCTGCGCGGTTAACTCGACATCACCAAGTGCGCAATTCGTAAGACGATTTACGAGCTGACTTGTCTGGATTTTGTCGCGGATTTCGTCTTGGTGACGAGTTCTAAGTCGGGCAGCCATTGCGGAGTTCCCTTAGGATTGTTCCGGGTAAAAAAAAAGCGCCCAAGGCGGGCGCAAATGAGTCTGAGGAGGAGAGACAGAC